TCCAGCAGCAGCACATCACCACTGACCGGGAAATTAGCCGCATCGAGATACTTGGCCAGCGTGCGGATGCGCGTTACCTTGGCGCCTTCTAAGCCAACCGGCAGGCTGAGGATGATGGCCGTAACCGTGCCAAAAATGTTGCTAACGCGAATCCTTGGCCGCGGCAATGTTCCTTGGCCGCTGTACTCAAACCCGTCTGCTTCAATCGGAAACTTTAAATAGCTATTGCCACGCCAAATCACATCACCGTTGTTGACTAAATTGGTGCCCGAGTGAAAACGATAAACCTCGTTGCTGCCATGGATGGCAGTGACCAGCTCCAGCTCAAATAGCTCAATGATTGCGCTGGGGTTAGATGTCTGGAAGTCACCCGACAGGATGGTAACCGCCATCCATGTAACGGTGCCATCGACAGTGGTATTACCGATGACCGTCGGCCAGAACGGTTCCGTCGCGCTAGTTGTACCGGCAACCGTGCAACGGAAAAAGAATCCCGTCGCTGGTGGAATCGTTGCCTGTACAACATCACCGACGTTGTAGGCGTAACTAGCTTGCCACAGTGCGGGTGCGGTCACGGCTCATACACTTGGCGAAAAGTGGCTCGGATGACAGCGCGGAATGGCTCGTCGATTGTCTTTTGCCACTCACTGCATACCCACTTGTAACTGGTGCTGGTATCAGGTGGCGTCCAGTCAAACGACTCAGAACCACCACGGGCTTCAAGGAACGTTTCGATTTCGTCGGATACTTCCTCGGTTACGTTCCACTCCAGTGTCCATTCCTTGGGGTCTTGATTGAGGCCAAACTGCACACGCTGCTCGTAGCCATCACCAAAGCGCGTAGAGCGCACCTTAGGCGCACTGTTCTTGCTGGCGCCAACGCGTGGTTTGTAGTCGGGGAACGTAGCCATTAGCGTGCGAGAAGACCGCCGGGCCGCTGCTGTTTAATCAATTCTGACTGTACCGCAGCACTGATGACACGGCCAAGCTGATTGGCGCCTTGCTCATCACCAGCCACGCTACTGCCTTTGGCATCGACGTTTACCACCACGTTGGTGCTACCGCCACCCATCTTGTCATTGGCAACGATGGTGCCGCTGCGACCTGGCACGAACAACTCGGGACCACGCTCGCCCACCATGTACATCTGACCGCTAGACACCGGGCCACCCTTGGCACGGCCAGGCAGCAGATCCATTCCAAAAGACCCTGCGTTAAATGATGCAGCACCGCCATTGAAGGCCCCGCTGAAATTGCCAACCGAGCCAATCCCTGTAGCGCCACCGCCAAACAATCCGAGCAACTGCTTAAAGGCATACATGATGACCATCTGAGCAATAATCTCGGTTGCCATGTCAATAAATGACTTGGCTACATTTTGGAAAAACGATGCTAGTGCTTCTTGCACGCTTTGCGTTCCAGTGATGATTCCTTGGAAGGAAGAGGAGAACGCATCGCCAATGGCTTGCGCGCCACGTTGCGCCATGTTGATTGGATCTTGCAACTCAGCCAGCTTTTCTTTGTATTCATCAATTTTCTGCTGAGCACGATCACTGGGGTCAAGATTAATATCTGTTCTAAACGCACCAGCACCGCCGGGCAGCATTTCGCCCATCGGCACTCCGGCAAGTTCATAAAAAAGTTGTAGTTGCTTTTTAAGCTCTTCGGTTTGCAGTTCTAATGTTTCCAGCCTTTTAATTTCATCATTGACTGCCATTAAGTTTACTTTTTGCTCTGCATTTTTCAGTTCATTTATTTCCCGTGCGCGATCTTGGTAGTCGTATTGAATCTGTAGGCGCTTGCGTTCGGTTTCAGATGTTATGCCAAGCAACACCGCCTGACGGGAAAACTGGCGGAACAGGTCATTGCCCTGTTCGGTTGACCGCTGCAACTCCTCCGCAAGTCGCTTGGCCTCGTCTGCCGCCTTGCTAGCGCCACCTACCGTTGCACCTACTGGGGTGCCCATGGCGTTGGTCGTAGGAATAGGCTTAAGGGGTGCTTTTTTGAGCCTTTCGGGCACGTATGGGCCTTGGCGTTCGGGCTTGCCTTGGGCAGCCCTGCTGGCAGCACTACCTGCTCCAGCGGCAGCGCCTGCAAGCATTGACAGTGCATTGCCACCAAAAATGCTGCGGATCGGGGCAGGCAGATTATTATACCAATTAGTAATAAGTGCACCTAGGCCATTAAATGCAGCGGCGCCTTGAGATATAAGACCATTGAAGAAAATGCTAAACGCGCTGCTAGATGCACTGGCACTTGCCTCTGCTGCATTTGAAGTGTCCTTAAATGCGCCTTGAAATAGTTCCCTAATGAATTTAGCGATAGGGCTGAGCCTAAAGGATAGATCTTCATATGCCTTTTGTATATCATTAGCGGATGTCCTGGCGTCATCAGCCATGCCGTCAACGGCTGTCCTAAAATCACTAGCAACAACACCGCCAATGTTTTTAACAAAGTTCCTGAATGTTTCGTTAGTGTCGAATACTGCTTTACCAAGAAGCCCGAGTCCAAGGATTGCAGCAGCAGTCCATCCAATGCCCGGGATGGCGAGCATTGCCAAACTTAATCCTTTAACGGCTGGAATAATTCCTTGAATTATGCCGATAGCCGGTGCCAGTGCAACAAATGCACCGGCAAGTCCTGCAATTACTACTGAAGCAGTTTTAATCGGCCCAGGTAATTGGCCAAACTGTTTTAGCAATTCCGTTGTTGCGTTAATTACCGGCGTCAATGCTGGCAATAGCTCAGTGCCAACCGTTGCACTAAAATCTTCAAGCGCAGCATTGAATCTCCTAGTTGCTCCAAATGCTCCGCCAAAAGAAGCCTCTAGGTCAGCGGCACCTTCGGTCCTAATGCGCTTCAATGCTTCAATTAGCACTTGGCTGCTGATTTGGCCGTCAGATGCAAGTTTCTTTAGTTCGCCTCGATTTCGGCCTAATACTTTTGCAACCGCATCAAGCAATTGCGGAGTTGCTTCGCTAATAGCATTAAACTCCTCGCCAGCCAAGCGGCCAGAGCCAAGTGCTTGGTTTAGCTGTAAAGTTGCTGATGCGGCGCTTGCGGCATTTACCTTATTAAGCGCCAGCAGGGTATTGAAGCCTTCATAAACATTGGCGACATCTTCTAGGCTTGCGCCGGTAGGTCCAATTCGGTTACCAAGGTCGGTTAATGCGCTAAGAGATTCTGACTGGCTAAGGTTAAACTTTCTAGCAGCATTAGCTGCAACATCTTGAATACCGGCTAGTTGCTGAAAGTTTTTGCCGAGCAGCTTAATTCTGGATTGCGCAGATTCAAGTTCAGATGCGTCAATAAATGATTTACGCAGTGCAAGTCCAACGCCAAGTCCAGCTAATGCATTGCGAAGCCCATTAAGCTTGCCGCTTGCCTGCTGGGCTGCGTCACCTTGATTGCGGATACCCGCTGCAGCGCGTTCGGCTGTTGATAAGAACCTGCCGTTTTCAGCCCTAGCCCTGCCGGTAGCATCGGTGAAATACTTAACGCCATTGGCGGCAACCTTAAACTTATCGCTTGCTGCCGCTGCAGTTGCATTTAGCTTTTCAACTGCTTGACCAGTCGCCTGCGACTGCGTTTGCACCTGCCGCAGTTTGCTGACCGCATTGCGGCTGTCAACGTTAATAGCAACGTTGGCGACAACCGACACGATCTACCTACGGCGTTGCTTCATTCTACGTTCCTGCTCTTCGTTCTGCAGCTCAAAATAAGCTGACCATACCAGCAACTCTTCTAGCGTTACCTCTTGGTTGAGCTTGGCCAATGAGTAGCCAAGCTCTTTTGCAATACCAAGTTGCAGCAGGAGCAGGTTGTCTTTACTTAGCTCCCGCTTGAGTGCTTTTCATGTCAACCTCTTCCTCCTCAGGGTTGGTGATGATCGCAAGCATCAGTGTTTGCAGGTCAGCATCCATTACCTCATTTTTCAATTCGGCAATTTCACCTGCAGCAAACAGGCGCTGCCCTGCATCGTCAACTGCTTTGGTAACTAGCAGGTTCAATGCAAAGCCATTGGGGTCATCGCCGCCAGGCATCTTTTGCGCCCGCTCGCGCTCGGACATCGTAAGCGGTGCCGAGTAAAACTCAAAATCAGTGCCATCGCTCAACTTAACCGTGCGCTTAACGGGCGTCAAGTTGGCGGCTTTCTTGAGGCGTGACAGTGCAGACGTGGTTGCCATAAATATGAGTGATTCGCTATTACTTTAAACACAAAAAACCCCCAGCGCAAGCCGGGGGTCTATGTGGTGACCGATCAAGCAGAGGTGCTGAAGTCAAACGTAGGCGTGCCGCTCGGGCGGAAGGTGATCTCCACCTGCTGAGCATCGTCGGGGTTGATGTTCAAGCTGGCGCTCAGCAGTACAGCATCCATGCCGATGCTGCGGCTGAGGGCTTCAGTGGTGCCCTTGTCGGTGTACAGCTTGAAGCCGCAACCAACTTGCTGCCGCTGGAGCACGTCCTCAACCATGCGGTTGGACAGTGCTGCGTCTTCGTTGGTGACGTAAACGGTAGCAGTGCCGGTGCCATCAGCAAAGCCAGGGATGTAAGCACGGAAAGGTGCGTACTGACCAGCAGTTTGACCGATGGTGGTTACGTCGATTTCAGCGCGGCTGATTTCAAACGACCACGATTGCACCTGCCCAACGGCTGCGTAATCGGCGTAGTACACCTCAAACTCGTTAGGTGCCACGGCGGTGCCGTCATCCGTGATGGCGAGGATGGTGCCGCCAGCAGTAGCAGACACCGTAAGGGCGCCAGTAGCTGCGGTGTAGGTCAACACGTAGTAGGTGGTTGCAGCCGAAATAGGCGCAGGCAGGGTGCCAGTGCCAGAGCCGCCGGTTTGGCTATTGACCACACGGAATTTCACCGGGTCGCCGGGCTTCAGATTTAGGTACTGCTGAATGGTGATGGTGTCAGTGCCAGCATCAACACCAGTTTCCGGGAATGAGCCGGTAGTGCCTGCAGGTTTGTAATAGAGGGCGCCGGACGTACCGGACAAAACAGTAACAGCCATGTTGTGAACGGTAGTGGCTGCGTCAGTCTAAATAGGCTTCAAACGTAATGGTAAGTTGCGTTTGGAAATAAGGCTCAGGCGCGGCAGGTGTTACCTGCGCCGGACCTGATGCGGCGTCGAAGATGATACCAGATACGATTTGACGATCAAATAGATCTTTTAGCCGCTCTGCAATGGTGAAGTTTGCCGCAGTGCCTTGACCCTGTGGCGTGAACACATTGATCACCAACGTGCCGGTTTGACGGTTGAACCCGACGCTACCTGTTGGCAGCAGCGTAGCGTAATTGTTATCGCCAAAGCGAATGAACGCCTGCACCCATGGCGTGTTATTAGGTGGCGTGAACGGCACATTCTGATAGCTGACCGGATACACCGGAGCTAGTGCCATCTCTGCCGCAATGCGACCTTCAATGGCAGCGCGAACATCGTTGTAGTTGCTACTCATGATTCCCTCCCGATGCGGTCAGCATTGACTTGCACAAACCCTTGAATGTCTTTAGCGATGCCTTGCACCCAGCCGGCAGATGCCTGTTTGCTGCTGCCATTAGCCAATGGCTCCGCATATGGCAAGTTGTTGTGGACGCTGTAGACATTGCCAATGCGCTCGTTTTGATAGCTCAGCTTTACGAGCGGTGGAATGTTGGCATTTGGTCCTCCTTCGTTGCCGTAATAGTCAGGTGGGCGTCCAGTGGTATTTTCACCAACCTGCCAGCTAAAACGAAATCTGCCAGTATCAACAGGACTGGCAGCCTTTAGGCGTGCATCAGTCTCCAGTACCGCAACCCGCAGCAACTTCTCCATCTGCTGGCTGGCATAATTGCCAATATCACCAACGCGGATGGTGCGTGTCATTATGCCCTCAGGATTAACTCGTAGGTGATGGCGGTATTGTCTTGCTCGATGGTTCGCACCGTGATCACTTGATGCGTGATTGCTCCAATCAGCACTTCATCTGCAGTTGTTGGTGCAGTGGTCACATCAGCCGCTGCAATTAACAGGCGCTTGTCGCCAGCTTGAATCAGGTCATTGACCTCGCGCAGGTTGACATCTTCCAGCACGCCACGGACTGCGGTATCAGCCGTGGTTTCACTTGCGGTGCCAGTTGTAGTGTTATAAACGCCAGTTGTTACGCGGCGAATAGTTGCCTCGCCGCCAAATTTTGCCATCAACTTACTGGCAACCTTGCGTAGTGACGTGGCAAGTGCCATCAGAGTTTATAAGCAACAACAGTGCCGCTGGTCAAAGTAATGCTGGTGATCACGCCTTCAAACTCGCAACCGGCCTTAAACGGAATGGCTGACAGCGTATTGCCGGTCCAGTCTTGCGCCGTCATGCTGGCAATTACCGAATCTTCCAGCGCAAATACTTTGCCAAACCGGCCAGTATGAGCAGCGGTGTCATCAATAAACTCAGCACCGGGGTAGGCGTAACCCATGATCAGCTCCGCTTAATGGCAACGTTGCCTGGTCCGCTAATTCTAAGCCCTATCAGATAACGCTCCATCAGCGGCGGCACTTTATCAGCACCAACAGCGCCGTAGCCAAGGTTAGGCGTCACGTCGATGCTCCCGATCTTGACGTTTTTGTAGTCCTCAAGCCCGCTAAGGCCTAGGGCGTCGGTGTTGTTATGCAGGAACACGGCAAGCACAGTTTGCGCATATTTGATCTGTGTTGGGATTTCCGTGTCAGTGAAATAATCCGTTGTAATGCGAAACGGAAAGCCAACGGCGTAGGTGTTGATGTAGGTGTCAGGTTTGCGTACACCAGTGCGCGGCCACTGCAAAGCCTGCGTATCAGTAGCGCGGGCGCCTAAAAACCGCTCGCGGTCAAGGCGTTGCGTTGCTGTAAATAGCGCTCGGTTGCGGCTGTCAGTGTTGCCGCTGTTCCAGTGCTGTACATCAGCATCCTCGACGAAGCCATCAACAATGGCATTGGCTTCAGCCAGCGTCAGGTACGAGTTTGCGTCGGCGGCCCCTGGTGTGGCCACGATTACTACTGCCATCGTCGGCTGGCTCCTGTTGTTCTAGTGTAGGTGCAGGCTCCGCAATAGAAAGAGAGGCCACCTCCGTAGAGGCAGCCTCCAGTTCACGCAGTCGCCGAAAAGCGAACAGCCCCATCAGACGCGCTTCAGCAGAACGGTCAGGATCACACCAGCCAAGGCGGTGGTGGTACCTGTCACGTCCAGCGACAGCCGGTTGCCAACCTCAAGGGTGAGGTCGGCAGTGGTGGCAGTCAAGGCAGGAGTCTGCTCGGTGAGAGCAGTGCCTTTGAAGTTGATGCTGGCGCTCAGCAGGTCATCACCAGCAGTGGCGGCTTCAGTGCCTTGGCAACGACGAACGGTGCCGGTTACGGCGCTGCCATCGCTACCAGCAGTGGCGTGAACTTCACGCACTGCTACCACTTCACATTTAACGGGAGCAGTCCAGAATTGCACGTCGGCAATCGAGGATGCCCCGTAAAAAGTGGCTTCGAGGTACTGCTCGGTGGACAGTTCAAACTGGGAAGGTT